TTTTGCAAGATCACGGTTAGCTACCTCAATGGCAGACTTAAGCGACACGCGGCGCTCAGGCAAAACTGACGAGTTTGCCAAATTAACCTTGTCGGCAATTTTTGCGCGCAGTATCGCACCGTACGTATGGATAAACTGGCTTTTTGCGACCTTGTTGCGCGAAAATTTTCTTTTTGAATTGCTCACTGTATTCCTCAGTTTTCTCTAGGCAGAAGATCACTGTCTCTGCTTGAGTGCTTCATCACGGCAAGTTCATATGCTCTATTAAACGGATTGTCATTTGAATCGACGGCACGCTTCCACGCCGCGCGAAGAGACGGAATGATCTCATAGCCCATATCAGAATACTCTGCTAGTGCCATAATAGCATCTTCAGCAGTGGCGTATTCTTGAGAAGGCAGCAACTCTACAATTAGCTCCTGCTCAGCAGTGTAGTCTTGGTCAAAATCTCCAGCCGCGAGTATCGACGCGTCTTTCTTCGACGACCTCGGGTGCGCGGAAGGCAGCAGATCGTTGTCTTGAGTGTAGTTCTTGTTGTCGGGACTGCCGGAGCGCAGCAACTTAAGATACGCATTTACACGTGCCATTGCCCACTGGTCACGTGTCTTACCCGGACGGTGCGAACTGGAATACGCTCCAGCTCCGCGTCGATACACGGCCTTCAACTGAGCAAGTGTTGCACGGCGACCAGCCTTCGCTGTCTTATTGTGCTCAGTTACCTTGTTCATTAGCGACTTCTCAACGCGGTCACTAAACTTAATTGTCTTCGCATTTTTCGCTTTAGCTGAACCAGGCTTATTTGTCTTTGAACCGTAGATACGATCTTTCTTTGGCGCGGGCTTTGATGCGGCCGCCATCATTACGACAGGCATGTCGGCAACAAAGTCAACCGGCGCACCCATAGGCTGATCTTCCACGACAACAATCGCTTCTACAGGAAAATCAGCTCCAGGTTTTCCCGGAAACAACGGCGCCGAGTCCTGGTCCTTATTTATAGTTGTGCCGAGCTGCCATCTCCACTTTTCATGCTGATCGATGCGTCCGGCGATAAAATCAGCGATTCCCTGCGCGTCGCAATGAGACGCGCAGTGGAACGTCTCATAGAGCGCTGTAAGAACAGTTTCGTTCGCACTGTAGAGCTCGGCGCACATCGACATTGGATTGCAACTTGGTGTCGACTGCACGCACTTTGTGCAGGACGAAACCTCAAGAATGTTCATCGGCGCGTTGAATCCGAGCTTACGGATGTTCTCCGCAATCGGGTCAATTGACCCATGAACGTCCTCGTAGATCTCGGAGAAGAAATCATGGAACTGTGTGAACTCTGGGCCTTTCACGTTCCAGTGAAAAGAGTGCGCCATAAAGTACATTGAGAACGCGTCAACAAATGTTTGATAGAGACAGGCTGCAAGCTGTTCTTTTGAACCATTCTTCGCGTAGTCACGCATCATGTTCATTGTAGTGGCTCCTGTGGTGGTGCTGCTGGTGTTTCTTCGGCAGGCGCTGGCGGTTGACCGCCTTGTAGCATCTGCATGAGATCGGGTGGCATTGGCGCGACACTCTGCGCTTGCTGCGCTGAACGAGCCGCGCTGATAACCTCTGGAGCGACAGCGGCAAGCATCGCCTCTGTCAACTCGGGAGTAATCATGCCTTTCTCGAAAATGAGACGTAGAGCGACTTCATCGGGCGTCGGTGCGTCGGACTCACTGAAACCGTGTGTTCGTCTCCACGTGTTTAGTGAAATCGCCATCTTCTCAAAGCCGGAGTCAGCGTCGGCGGCACGATCGTTGCGAGTAGCCACCTGGCTTGGGTCAAACCATACGACGATCTTTTCAACTTCAGTAGGGTCGAACCCTGTGGCAATCAAATACGGGCGCAGATACACTACCGTCAAAGCGTCGGCGATCAACAACATCAACGGCTCAATGTGAGCCTTGTACAAGGCTTCATCAATCTGCAGTGCGTTGCTGTACTTCACGTTCGCTAGACCGGTGACAATGTCCTTTGGGACGTCAAGACCCTGAAGAATGCGCTCAAGAACACGATCGGCGCGCTGCGCAAGAGCCGGGTCAAAGCTGCGCTCGAACTTGAACTGTTTGATTCTGTCACCAAGCTCGGCAGGACCGCGAATGATCAACGGTACAACGGCGCTCGCGCTGTCCTCGTCACGGATCGGCGTTGTCATCGCATCAATAAGCTGATCCTCAAATTCGTCTGCGGCTTCGTCAGGCGTGAAACCCGGGTCGAGATCAGTTGCGTCGTCGTACGGATAGTCAGGGTCGGGTGAGCCAGACACGCTCAATCCGTCGGGGAGATACAAGGCGCCGGCGTTCAGACGTGAGCGAGCGGTTGCGCGGAACGTGCGGTTCAACAAAAGAAGCTCGGCGCACAGGTCGAGCAAACCGCGCAACGACGAATCGGCCTCGTCGGAGAACCGAGGGTGCGCTCTCCAGATTCTGCCAACAAACGCGCTCTTCGGCAGCGGGATCAAGCCGCCAGACATCGTCGCGCTGCCCTGAGTCAGCAGCTCACGGCGAGGCGCTATACCATAGTTGCTGCGTTGATCAATTTGAATCTCATCAACGGAACGAATATCCCACGACTCAGGCAGACCGCTGCCTTTACGCTCAGGCATCTGCACCAAGTAGCACTCGCCAGCGACGCTTAGGTTCAAGGCTGCGTCGCGCAAAAGCCCCGCTTGGCCACCGTACGCCGAGTCAAGCCGAGTCAGCGCGCGTTCTGCCGCGTTCGCGATGCTCTTGTCAAGACGATCACTTGACCGAACGGAGATGGGGGCCTCAGCCGGGTTGTCTACGCACGCGGCGTACAACCGAATTCTTGAGACAACCGACGCAACGAGGTTGAACGCATACTTGATCTCGCCGATCGCGTCATAGTATTCCCACGCCTCGCCCTGCCAGGCGCTCGACCCCACGTGCCGCTTTGTGCGAAACTTTTCGGCCTCTGACTTGTCGTTTAGGTTGATCAACGCCGCTGCGGCGGTCAACGTTCTTGGAGTTGAATATGCAGCTGAACGAGCGGGAGTCACGCCAGGAGAAAACGGTAGCACGGTCGCGCCACCAACGGCGGCCTGCGGTTGCGACTGTTGTTCACGGCGAAATACGCCCACGCTGTTCTCCTCGTCCTCGTAACGGAGCCAGGGAGTTCACGTGTCTCACGTGAGAGCTCATCTAGCGCGGTCAGCTGCAAAACCGGCAACAAACGATAGCGCGAGAATCGTGCTAACAAATATCATCGGTTTCTCTACTATTCTATACATACTCGCAACCAGTGTTGCGGCATAAATTCCAGTGCACCAGTTGCACGTGATCAAATATCCGTATCGCGAGCTTTCGGGAGGGTACCTCTTCCAAATTTTCTCACGCAACGGAGCGGCAAGAGTGTCTGTCGTGACAAACAACGTAATTCTTGCGGTCGCAAGCGAAAGAAGAACAAAGTCAACGAGATCACGCATCTGGGGCCGGGTCCTTTGATGAGTCGAGATTGCTGTACGGGTTCCAACCGCGAAGCCGTGAACCGCAGCCGCAGTTATTGTCCTTGTCGAAGACGACGAACTTCCCTGTAGAGGTGACGAGTCGTGAAACTCCGCGGCGATCAAGTTCAAGAGTGTCGGAAGAGTACTTTTCACGGAAGATCAAGGCAACACCTCGTGGAGTGTCGGCGGCAATCAAAACGGTGTCGGTGGTGACAATGACCCGCACCGCGTCAACCGCTCGTGACTGCGGCACGCGAGTCGTGACCGTCATCTCCTCCAGTGAAACTCCGCCCGTCGAGTCGCTCGGCACTAGTCGAGCACGCGCTGGAAACAGGTCAATAAGAATTCTCATTCTGCTTTTACTCTTCTCTCCATGGCCTTGTAGGTGACGTTCGCGGCCGCGGCAAGCTCGCGAATCGCAACTCCAGAGACGTATAGGTCGCGGCAGATGCGCGTCAGTCGCTCGTTCGCAACGGCGTATTCTCCGGACGGGTTGGCACCGGAGCGATATCTTCGAGCAACAGGCGCAAGCTGTTGAATCTCGTTGCGCGTCGCTGATGAGATCCTCGGGCGAGACGGGTCGTATTCTCGCTGTTCGCGGCGTTCGAACATGGCTCCGGCTCCGGCTCCGGCTCTAGCGCTAAAGTTCACTTTTTCAGCCGTGCCGAAGGATGATGACGAAGAGGCGGAGGAAGAAGAGAGAGGAGAAGAGACGATCCAAGAGCGAACTGTTGAGCGGGCTCGGGGCGGCGTAAGAGCTCCTGCGATCGCCGCGAGCGACCATCCTCGAGCGTACAACTCGTTCACGTACCGGCGCAACGGTGCGCCGTCCAAGGAACACAGCACAGCACGCTCACTTGAAGGAAGCTCTCTCTTCTCTCTCGGCACATTCATATAGTATCATCGCCGCGGCGGAGAAAAGTGAACAATTGTACATTAAGGTTAAACTCTACGAATGCTTCGACGAAGAGGACATGCTTTGTACATTATCAATAGTGGTTTGGACGTGCGAGAAAGTTGTTGTTGTTTTTGAACAACTGTCGAAACGTCTCCACGTAGCCTACCTGCAGCCAGCGTCGTAGCGTCTGCGAGGCGCGCTAATGCGACGCGCGACGTTGTTCCATGCAGGCTCCACCGCCGCTGTGACGCCTGCCGGCGGGCGCAAAGGCGCGTACCAAACAGTCGACTGGAGAAGGCCTTTGAGATGGTGCTTAGACGTGGCTTAGAACAGGCTATGAAGGCCTGTGCAGAGCGCCCTTTGAACTAGTTGTCGGCTTGTTGTAGTAGGTGAGGCCGACGACTGTAGGCGTGGCTTAGGCAGAGCAGAACTGGCGCGAGCGCGCTACTGAGTCAACACAAAGCCCACCTGATCAGAGTGAAGTTTGAAGAAACCTTGTACATTTGCATCAGAACCTGGAATAATGATCTCATCCTGGTGGACCAGCCACTGGGTAGACGAAAGGACAACAAATGTACAAGGTCAGTGCAGTGCAGACCAAGGACGGCGGGCTGATCGCCGTCGACACGGTGAACAAGGCGACGGAGACGTTGAAGTGGTTGAACGACCTCTTCTGGACCGTCTCGTCCCCCCGCGAGCGCCGCGACCTCGAGAAGGCCATGAAGGTGGCTGCCCGCATCCTCAGCAGCATCGAGCGCTAACAACCAGCATCCAGCCAAGCGAGCCGGCCCACCGCAAGGTGGGCCGGTTTTGCTATTCTAAGTCAGTTACCCGCATAGGTTACCTGCCGCATAGGTTTACCTGCCGCATAGGTTTACCTGCCGCATAGGTTACCTGCCGCATAGGTACACAGAGCGGCTGTGGCGTACACTGAGCGGCCGCATACGAGGGCTACTTACCGTATTACGCCAGGCTAGGCGCCGCACTGACTTACCGCTGCGTCGTGCTAGTCGGCGACAACCGTAACGTTGATGTCGTCGGCAAAGATCGACTCGAGTGTGGCCGCATTCATTGTACCGTCGCCGTCGATGCTGTTGTCCGCTTGGTACTGCCGCACCGCAAGCACTGTAGAGTCACCGTACCAGCCGTCTTTATCAGTTCCGGCTTCGCGATACCCAAGCTCTGACAAACGGCGCTGAACGTGATGAACGGACAGCGACTTCCGCGCGAACTGATTCTTTACCACGCAGGCTGACAACTTCACCGGGTCTGTTGAACCACCGGAGACAACAGCCCCAGACGGCGATGGTTTTCTGCCCGTCGATTTTTTTGTCGGTACTTTTTCAGTCTGCGTTGGCTCTGACTCGACCGCAGATTGCTGACTAATTGCAGCAGCTTCTGCAGAGTGCTGTGTGTCAAGAGCTGCTGTTTCGTCGTCTTTTAGTGATTCAACGTGTTCGTTTGACATAGCCCAAACAGTATCACAGTCACCGTGGGCTGAATACTCGTCCACCGCGAGTGCCACCACTATTGCCGCGGAACGGTGGGAGTCGTCTTGCTGCAAGTGATCGTGCAGTGATTGATCCGCCGACAAAGCCGGGTGGTGGTTTGATCAGTAGCGCAGTCAGCGCGTGGACGAGAGCGTCGACTCGGTCGGGCGACTTACCTTCTCCAGGTATCCACGAGATCATCTGTGACTCTAAGTCTGGTAGATAGTTGACGTGGTGCACTCGGCCTTGTTCGTACGCAAGTGTCACTGGCTCTGCGCGAAGTGCCTTACCGTGCTTTGAGTGCACCTCGAGAACTTTGATTGACGGGTCAATTGCAAGAATAGCGTTCGTGACAAGTGCGCCGCCTTGATTCACTTCTGCGACGACTGGGCATGAGTATTTCCGTGCCATCGATACGACAGTGTTTGCCCACATTTCTGGTGAACCATGTACTGTCGCGTCTTCAAGCACCCAGGCATGACGCTTGTACAGGTCACGGTCGCCAGTCGAAGCGCAAACAACTATGCCGCATTCGTCTCGTGGGTTTTCAGCTACTGACGGGTCTACTCCTACGACTCGCAGTGGCGCCCCGTGCGGAAACCCTGTTTCTCTGGCCTTACCTATCAGCTCATCGTTCCACAAGGCGCCTTCAGCGTCCTCCAACATTTCTCCGTATAGTTCTTGCGCCGCGAGTCTTGTCCCGGCGTAGACTCCAGTAATCGCGTCAAGGTACGCGGATGAGAGGTTTCCGGCGTTGTCGAGCGTTGATCCTCGTGACACAACGACGCGCCCTGTCGACCGTGCCTCGTGTAGTAACGCGTGTAGCATCGGCACTCGCTTAGGCGTCGTTGTCGCAATGATTTGCGGCGATTTGCCAAGACGACAGGCGACGCGGAGGTTGTCCCACGATGTCATCCCTGCGGCGTCTGGCGTTTGTCGCCACGCAGCAACTTCGTCGGCCCAGGCGTAGTGAAACTGTGGGCCGCGTAGACCGTCTGGCTCGTCGGCAGTAAAGCATGTTGCTGTGTTGCCGTTCGGCCACGTTAGTCTTCGTTTTGACGGCTCGTACAGTGGTCGCTCCGACGGCGGAGAAACACTGATGATGCCTGACTCTCCTTCGACGATAACGTCGCGAACGTCTGCGGCGGTGCGTGCTACTAAGGCGAACCGCAATTGACCCTGCGACGTGTCTTTAGCGCGATCTCTGATCCATTCAGCGGCAGATCTTGTCTTGCCTGCGCCTCTCCCTGCCATGTACAACCAGATCGACCAGTCTGTCCCTCCGGGTGGGATCTGCTCCGGACGTGCCCAAGCCAACCAGTCCCACACGAGGGCGTCCATGTCGACGCCCTGCAGCAATGCCGCGCGTTCGTCTTCGGGCATCAGCGCGATTCTTTCCATCATGCTTTTTCCCATGACGGAATAATACACTATTAGTTGATGTCGGTAGAGCTACCGCACTGCACTAACAGTAGACGTTTAGTCAGAGATAGCGTGGTCGAACACCGGGTCTTCCCACAGAAGTTCGGGTGCCGTGCTCGGAGAAATCATCGGGTTGAAACATGGTTGGACACGCGCTGCCTTACCAGTCGCTACCCACCAGTCATACGCTTCTTTGAACGTATCAAACGGACCAAAGTACACAATGTCAGTCGCTCTTGTGTGCGTAATCATCCACGCTGAAACTGTACTACCGTACGCTACTTCACCTGTCTTGAACTTCATTAGTCGTTTGCTCCTACTTGCTTGGGGTGTCGAACTGGCACTTCGTTGACCATGTCAATACCGCGTGAAGTAATCATGTAGACGGACTCTTCTATTTCTACTATAAAGCCATGACGTAGTAGAACTCCAAGTGTCCGCTTTCGTGTCCGCGGATCTAGAAGTTTTGGAGAGATCTTAGTCAACATCTTCGCGTGAGTGGGTGAGTTCATGACCTTGAGGATCTTCAACGCGACGTGCGCTGGCTTACCGCGATCAATTCCTCTACTCGGTAGTTTGTTGTTCGTCATTTTCGTTTTTACTTTCAACGAATTGAGCCTTCGGCGGGAGCACGAATCCGCATTCGCACCTATACGGCTCGCCGGGGGCTGGTGGTTCCATTTCTTTGGCGCAGCCCCAGCAGGAGACCTTCCGCCGAGTTCGTTCGTGTCTTGGAACGACCCCGGCAGGGCGATCTCTTATGTGATCAGTCGCATGAATCATGTGATCTAGCGATTTGACGAACGTCGCGCCACAGAACGCGCATTCATGCGGTCTTTTCTTGGTCGCCATCAGAACTGCGGTAGAGTGTATCCGTACTTATCTGATACCGCGTGCATTTCACCCCAGACGCGTGAAGCGGCGTCATGGTAGACGTCCCCTCGAGACGACCACAGTCTGTCTTTGTAGTTTGTGTAGTCGAGAGTCTCTACGTGCATAAGAAGCCAGTTGCTGAAGTCTTCTTTTGTGATGACGACGCGGTACTCATAGTCGCGCCCATCAAGTTCGATGATCGGCGTATCGACAAGCTCACTCAGCAGCGCGAGCGACTGCTTGTCTCTGGCGCGAACAACAACGCGGTCAGGATGCTCCCTGCCACCGTGTACCGCACTTACAAAACCGTCTTGGGTGAATACCCACATCTGATGTCTCCTTTGTCATTTTGTCGTTATTTCCTACTTTCGTGGTGGTCGTTGCATTGATTAGACCATTGTACTGACTGTAGAAACTAAGTTTTTATCTATTCTGAAGGGTTTTCTTGTATTTCAGCCGCATAAACACCTTCAACTTCGACGTTTCCGTATTGTTCAGCCATACTTTTAGCTACAAACCGCTTGTGAGCAGGTGAAGCGTACGCTACAACGGTCTTTCCGTCTGCGTTGATTGAAACTACCTTGTACATGTCGAACTGTTCCATTTTTCACCTCCGTTTGATTATACAAGCTATTGTTTTGGAGACAAAATGGCCATGATCAGGCCAAAAGCACCAAATGAAACCGCAAAGTCATGGTCTAGCCCGAAAAAAGCCGAGGCCACGGACATTGCGCCCGCGGCCACGGCTATGACGGACAGCCAGACAATGTTCCGCAGTCGCGAGAACACGTCGAACCTGTGATTCTTCGCGCGAAGTCAGGACTTCTTGCTGCGAGTGCGGCCCTTGAGCCGGCTCGAAGCGTCGCGAATGGTGACGCCAGAGTCAACGATCAGCTTCCGCGCTTGGGAGTACGTGATCCCGTTTTTGAGCGCGATTTCGTTGACTGTGAGACCGGAAGTATAGAGTTCTCCGGCCGCTTGAGCTGAAATTGACATTTGTCTTTCTCTCCTTACTGCTTCAGTGTGCTGTGTTTGGTGTGTACTGCCGCTACTGTCATCTACGATGGTAGCGGCATTCTCTAACTCGGCACGAGACTTTTGGACTAAGTTGCGCGCCTCGTCTAGTAGAGACTCTGTGTTGAATGCTGTCAAAATGTTTCGTCGTTTCAGTTTGTACTATACACCGTGTCTGCTGCAATAGCGATGATCTACTAAAAACTTTTCATCTTCTGTATACGACACCGAGTAGTGGCTGTTTTGCAATTTTCTTCTGTTCTTCAATGTTTATCATCGCAACGTAGGCCGCGACTAGTGCGGCAGTAATAGATGTCGTAACGATGGCGGCATAGAACATTGTTTTCAATTTACCTTCACCATTTGAACACCGCGCGTCACGTGTTTTGTCTTACTTCTGCAGACGGGATCTTCGAGCAGCGGAACGTGCGTTGTTACTCTTTCTCCGCATTCTGGGCACTTCCATTTTTCTGGTTTGCGCTTTTCTTGCTTTGGTTCGGTGTCTTGCTCTTCCATAACCACGGACATTACTATAGAACTTCAGGTGCTGATGTTTCTTTTTTCAGCTTTCTCTGCTTTCTCAGCATCTTTGCACGTTGATTAGTTGTTGTCCCCGCCCAAATTCCGACCTCTTGGCGCTCTATGGCAAACCGCAGGCATTCTGCAGAAACTAGACATGCGGAGCAGATTTTTCGCGCGCGACGCACTGATGTTGGTCTGGTTTCTTCAAAAAAGATTGCGTTAGGGCCCGCGCCTCGGCACTTAGCTTGAGACATCCAGTTGTTGTTCATCTGTTACTCCGTCCTTATCTTGTTGGTGATGTTTGGTGCAAAACGTGAACCGGCGGGCCAGAGCTGCCGTCTAGTTTTGCCGCAATTGAAACGCACTCTCTTACAATCTTTTTTGTTTTTTCAATTCCTAAAATGTTTGGCGTGTCGGACTTTAGTAGCGCGTACACCGCTCCAAGAGCGTAGTCCGACCCGGTGCCTGCCGCGTAGACGCTGCTTGCTGTTCTTGCCCACGAGTAGTCTTCGTCTATCTCGTACACTGTGCCGTTGACTACCATGATAATGACCGAACCGTAAGTCGCGCGTTCTTTTGCTTCCTTGGGCGCGTATCCTTGTTCCTCGAAACACGTCCGCAAGGCTGGTACAAACTTGCTTGTGACAAACTTGTCGAGACGCACTCCTACCAGGTCGCCCACCTTTGGTGGAGCAAACACGTGCGATAGAATGTTGATCGCGCGAACATCGCCGGCTGCTCCGATCAGATACTGACCGCTTTTTACTACTTTCGCCGACCCTGTAGCGAGAGTCATCGATCTTCCGCCCTCGTCAGATACTAACGAGTCAAACCCTATGACCGCCCAAGAGTCTCCTTGAGCCGCTAGGATCGTTGTCATACCACTTCACTATACATGGTCGACAATTGAAGGTGGAACTTTTATCTGTGCTGACATTGCAGTCCCATCGGGGGCCGTGCGGTAGAACCTGCCGACGGGGGCGTCAAGCGTCACGACGAGCTTCTTAGCGCTCATTTCGACAACTGTAGCAGTTTTGCCGTGCAAGTATTTTGTGCCGCAGTAGTTATTGAATCGAACTCTGTCGCCGATGTCGAACATCTCCACCGTGCGCGCAGAACGAAGACTGGTCAGTCGGTCTTCGACGACTTTTTGAATAGTAGCAAGATCGCTATCGTGCATTCCAGCTGCAATACTTTCAACGATGCTGACTGTCATTTCTTACCTCTCGTCTTTTTGTTATTTTATTTTTTGTAGTTTTGTGAAGTGCCCCGAGCTGTCCAGGCCCGGGCCAGGCCTTCTCAATCCGTTAGAACTAAGAAAACGGTTAGACGATCAGCTCTTCGCCATCGCCCGCAAAAATGCAGCGGGGTGATACGCCGTATGTAATCTATTTGCTAGATCGACCTCTTGTCAGAGCTATTCCACCGAGTAAGAACACTGCTACTGCCCAGGCAATTGCCGCAACAGAGTTGGTGATTTCTACCGAAAAACTCATTATTTTACTTCTCCCACTGTTCTGCAATGTATCTCCATGTTTCCGTGGAGACTTTGTTTTGGTAAAACGGGTCAAGTGATGTGCCGCAAATCAGCGAAGCGATTTCAGGGCGATACTCAGAAAGTTTGTTGAAAACAAACTGACCAAAACGACTACCGCTCGTTATCTCGAAATCTCGCGCCGTTAGGACAACAAAATCGTTGAACGTCATTTCCTCTTGCACGGCTACACCGTATCATCTGTAGACATTAGAATACGCCCGGCTTTCTCGATTTGGCTGAAAACGATGCGAAGATCGAGGAGAACGTTCCGAACGTCGCTCGCTGGCACGAGATTGACGCTCGCGGTCGAAGCAAGCGCCTCGTCGATGATCCGCAATGCCTCGGCCGCGTCTGTAGGCTGTTCCACTATTTGCATGACTACATCATATCATCTGTAGATCTTGAAATTTGCATGGCGTACTTCGTCGCTTCTCCCCAGCGGGAGTCGTCCTGTAGCATACTAACTAAGTCGATCAACACGGCCGGCGCGCCAAACTCCTGAAGACTTTTCGCCGTTGCAACCGCAGACCTGCTAACTGATGCGCCTTCTCCGTATTCGACTGCGGAGATAAGACCGTCGACTGCGCAGGTCACGGAGTCGAATGTCCCGACGATGCGGTGTGCTCTACGGTACACTGAAAGAGCGTTGTCGATTGCCGCAACAAGAGCTTTTACAGCGTGCATCGGATGCTTTTCCGGTTCGGCGTATTCCCAACGCATGTCATCTAGGTCGATGTCGTACGTTTTTTCGGCAGAGCAGAGAGCCCTGTCCTTGAGAGAAACATGAGACCGCATCATCTCATCTCGAGTGCTCGAGATTTCGTTGACAATCTGCTTTAACCGCTCTGGTATGTTGCTTACAGGCGCCGTTGCGTTGAGAATGTGAAACACTACAACGTGGCCGCTGCACTTTGAAACTTCGAGCACGCAGTCGGAGTCAACTACTGCGCGGCACACGTCTGACGCGTCTACGATGACGTCAGTCTGCCATCCCATGATGGAGTCTGAAAATGGCCTGTACTTTACCGTGTAAATCAAATTTTCTCCGTTCTTCGTCTCTTGTTCTATTATAAGTTTTGTAGAAAGTGCTAGCTATGGTGCTACTCTACCGGAGTCTACCCACGCCGCGTGTGTCACAGGCATTACCGATGCAAATGATTCCTCAACAGACGCCGCGTATCTTCTAATTTCTAACTGAGCAGTATCGTGCGTCCGTAGCGATAAAAAGTTCATTAGTGACCGCGCGTTGACCGTCCAGTAAAACTCTGTGTGCGTACCGACAGGGACAACTATCCGTGCAAGTTCTTTAGCTACTCCAATAGAGAGAAGTTTGTTATACGCGCTAAAAGCCGCGTCATACGCTTCACCTACGATCCGCTCAGCTTCTAATGCAGTCTGTTGCGGCACGGATTCGAAGGTGTAAGCTCCAGGCTTCCCAGTCTGAGCTCTCCAATCTGACAGCTCCGGGACGTACGCTGAATACTCCAGTTCTGAGTACCTACCTGAGTACTCGTTGAATGAGCCTACTCGATGCCGAAACCATTCTCGAGCTACAAAGATTGGGCATCTTACATGAAACCTGAACATGTTGTGCTCAAACGGTGTCCCATGACGTTCCCGCATAAGAAACTTGATTAGACCTTTGTCCGATTCGTCTAGCTTTTCTTTTCGTTTTCCGAACGACACACGCGCGGAGTTGACTACTGAAAGATCATCGGCAAGAAACCCGTCGAGGACGACAAACCCTTCTTCATTGTGCATTTATCTCTCTTCTTTACTTTACACCGCTACTATACTAAGAGTAGTTTCTTCAGGCGAACTAAAGACGGCTTCTTCTTTCAGAGAATCGATTGCTCGTTGCACAGTTCTGCGCGCTGCTTCCGCGGTGACATTCAACTCTTCTCCAATTTCACGAAAGCTTTTCTGTTCGCCATCGATCATACCGAACCGTGCTTCAACGGCGTAGCGCGCGCGAGGCTCGAGGTTCTCGAGAAGCGAGTAAAGATGCCGACGCTCTTCTGAAGCGATTACCGCATCTATTGGTGAGATCGTCTCTGCGGCAATCAAATCGCCAAGCTCGGTGTCTCCGTCTGTCCCGAGTACTTTGTTCAACGATGTCGGTGAAGACAGTCTGAGTAGTTCGGCACTTCGACCTTCGAGAGAGTCCGCGTCGCCGTCGGCACGACGAATCTCCGCGCGAAGACTGGACGACAAGTCGCTTGGAATGCGAATCAGCGAAGCTTTTTGATCAAGACCGCGACCGATGGCCTGGCGGATCCAGAACGTGGCGTAGGTGGAGAACTTGAAGCCGCGGGTCCAGTCGAACTTGTCGACGGCGTGCTCGAGACCGAGGTTGCCTTCCTGGATGAGGTCGAGGAGTTCGATGCCGTGCGGTAGCGGGTACCTCTTTGCGATTGATACTACCAAACGAAGATTTGATTTGATAAATCTTTCTTTGGCGTTGGACCCGGCGACGATCGCTTTGTCAATGTCTCTTCCGGTTTCGCCGCTTGCTTTCCTTGCCGCAGCTTCACGGCCGGCTTCTATCTTGCGCGATAGTTCGCGCTCGTCGGCTGCTGTCAGCAGTGGAGTTTTCCCGATGTCTTCGAGGTAGATAGCTATTGAGTCTTTCACTTTGTCTTTCTGTCAGTTGTTTGGTGCTGTTGAAATCATTTTACTGTGTGTAGATGCGCTCCGGCAGACTACAGCAGTTGGTCCCATGCTCGAGCGACAGTGCTGTTTACGTCGTCCTGCGCCCATCTGACCGCGATAGATACGACATGGCTTAGTTGCTCCGCTGAGCTGCCGATCGAAAGAACTTTGAGATCGTCGCCGTAGTCCCAGTCGATAGGCTTTGTCTTGTAGTACCAAGTGCCTACCGGGACAAAGTCACCGCGTCGTAACACCGCGACTTCGGTTCTATTATGAATAACGGCAATTGACAATGTGTCACCGTTTGTGAGTGAGTAGTGCATGTTTACTCTCTTTCGTCGTTGGTAGGGCTATTGTATCTTTTGTAGTTTAGTCAGCCCACTCCCAGCGGCCTTCTTCGAGAAGGATGACGTTTGTCGGTGCTTCGCATGAGTCGATGTCGATGGGTTCTCCTGTCGTGGAGTCCCAGGAGAAGTCCCTGTGAAGAGTGACTTCGCAGGCCTCGTCACCGCGGTACAGGTCTGCTATGACATCTCCAAGAACGAGCGTGCCGTATGTCACGAAGAAAACCACGGCCGACCAAAAAACTACTCGTACCACACTTCGAATCTTGTAGTAACTCTGCGGCTTCATCACTGTCCTTTCGTCGCTGGTAAGTACATTGTATCTTTTGTAGTTTCAGCCGGCAACACGCCGGCAACCGGCAAACCCGCCGGCAAACCGCAGGCCGGCCGGTTTGGCCGGCCGGCCGGCAGGCCGGTTTGGTCAGGGCTCGGTGATGATGTAGCTCCACCGGAAGCCGCAGAACAAGTGGCAGATGGACGACTCGTCGGGATCGTCGGGCTTGTGCATCTCGATGGCTTCGTCTTCGAATTCGAAGCTGCTCCCGCAGAGTTCGCAGTGGGTGTCTCCATGTTGTTTTCTCATGAGTACATTATACCTCTTGTAGTTTCAGCCGGCAAACTGGCAAACCGCCGGCAAACCGCCGGCAAACCGCAGGCCGGCCGGTTTGGCCGGCCGGCCGGCAGGCCGGTTTGGTCAGGGCTCGGTGATGATGTAGCTCCACCGGAAGCCGCAGAACAAGTGGCAGATGGACGACTCGTCGGGAT